TAGCAGGTTTAGATCTTGATACTCTCGAATATGTAACTGGTAAAATTAACAATGTTAAAGCTAATGCTCCAGAGGTCGCTGGAAATCCTAGAACAATAATTCCTAAAAAGAAATTTTCTGAGATGACTGCCGAAGAAAAAAGAGATAATTGGCAAAACATTCTAAACAGCTACAAACCGTAGCGATTGTGAGAAAATAAATGTATTTATTAAATAAATTACAAAACTATGCTCTCAATGGATATATGGGTAATGATTTACAAGGATTTACAGACCCATTTGATGTTAATGTGCATAGTGGTGGTACTGGTAAAGCTACTCCAGATATAGCAGATCAATTTATCCCAGAAATATGGGGTCAAGCGATTGACGATGTATTTGAGCAATATACTATGATGTCAAATCTTGGAACTGATTTATCTCCAAATGTAGCAAACGCAGGTGATGTTATTAACTTGCCACACATTGGTGTTCCAGAATTAACAGCATATACTCAAGGTAGCGAGATAGCTGCTGATGTTACTTCTGGTGGCAGCATGACAGATGAATCTTCTACTCTAACAGTTTCAGAGTATAATGTTGCTTCTATTTATGTTCCAGACATTGTAAATGTTCAATCAAGCTATGACCTATTGAGCATCTACACAAAAAAACTAGCCTATGCAGTAGGTAGAGGTTTTGATAATTATATGCACTACTTAGTTGCAAATAATTTGCAAGGTCTTCTTTCTAGTGCCACTGGTGCTGTCGGAGCAGATGCAGATACATCAATCCATGTTCAAACAACTGGATCGGCTTTATCTGCTGCTAACCTTTCATCATTGATGGCTATTATACTTGGTGAGACTGGTAATACAAATGGTTGGAATTTAGTTTTATCTCCAGCTATGTACGCTAGTTTAGCATCTCTTGCTGATTTTGTTAAAGGCACTGCTTCACCATTGGGTGCAGGTTTTGAATCAACAGGCACTGCTGGAAATATCTTAGGTATGCCAGTATGGGTTGCTCAATCACCTTATATGGATGCAGCAGGTGCTGATGTAAGTGCTGATGCCACTAAAGGTATAAAAGCAGTTGATGATCTTGAAACATCAGGTACAGATGATAATGATATTGTGTATGGTTATGCTATACATGATAGCGCACTATATTATGCTTTCTCTAAGAGAGCTAAAATAACTGCTAGTTATCGTCATGCTTACCTATCTACACTTGTTACTTGTGAATCAGTGTATGGTGGTGTTGCTAAAAATACAGATGTGCAAGGCGATAGAAGAATCGTAGCACTTGTAGATTATGAGTAAAAATAATCTGCTTTAGTCTGATTAAAATAAAGGGGGTGCTAGTCGCCCCCTTTAACTAAAAGGAAAATATGAGCGAAAAATACAGATACTATAAAAATAAAAAAAAGATAGTACATAAAAGAAAAGAGACTTGGTTTGATTCTCCTGAAAAAGAAAAGGTATATGAAGAAAATTTTATAAGAATCAAATCAGAAAATGACTTATCTGTTTTCGTTAAGCCTAAACCTAAGCCTAAGCCAAAAGCCAAGAAAAAGGCTAAAAAGAAAAAATGAAAGATTTAAATAATCTTAAAGAAATGATTGCAAGGCACGAAGGATATGAACCTCGTGTATATAAATGTACCAATGGTTATGATACTATTGGTTATGGGTTTGCAATAAAAGATTTATATATGGATAAGGAAGTCGCTGATTTAATATTAGATCAGAAGATAAGAGAAATGCTTAATAGGATATTAGGCGATGAAGATTGGGGTGACTGGTTTCCAGAAAAACCTCAAAAGATACAAGAAGTCCTTATCAACATGATATTCCAGATTGGATTTTCTGGAGTCAAGAAATTTAGAAAAACAATACAATACATAAAAGATGATAACTTTTTAATGGCTAGTGAGGAGATGCTCGATAGTAAATGGGCAAAGTCAGATAGTCCTAATAGGGCTAAAGAGTTAAGTGAGATAGTTAAGTCACAATAACATAAGCCAGGGGGTAAATGGTAAACCCTAAAGAGTTAATATGTCCTAATTGCTATCATATTGGAATGGTCAAACAAGGCTTTTTCGATGGGAAGCAACGATATGGCTGTAAAAGCTGCCGAAGTAAAACGGTTCACCCTATATGTGATGCCGACCACGATATAGTAAGAGAGAATGTAAGACTATCTAAGCAGAAGCAGAAAGCCCAGGACAAAAATCGCATATTTAATAAATCCTTTCGTGAACACGCTAGGATAGAAAATGCTGTAGAAGAGTACAGCAAGCAATTATTAAAGCTTTTTGAAAATAACGATTTGCATAAAACCTTAAATAGTTTTGATGTAAACAATAAAGCTGTAGGGGTGATTCAGTTCTCTGATGTCCATTTTAATGAATTGGTAGAATTAGAAAACAATAGATATGATTTTAAAGTTGCCTCCTCAAGAGTTAGGTATTTTGTTAATAGAGCTAGGATGTATTTTAAGACTGCGAATATTACAAATGTTGTAATGGCACTGACTGGAGATTTGATGAATAGCGACAGAAGACTTGACGAACTTTTGAATCAAGCCACGAACAGAGCTAAAGCTACATTCCTTGGAGTGGACATCCTACAGCAGGCTATTATAGACCTAAACCAAGATTTTAATGTAACTGTTGCATCCGTTGTTGGTAATGAGGGTAGAGCGAACAAAGAGATGGGTTGGAGCAATGTAGTAGCAACAGATAACTATGATTATACAATATTTCAATGTTTAAGGTATTTATTTCGAGATAAAAGTATTAAATTTGTACATGGAGATCCGTCAGAATTAGTAATAAATGTCGCAGGACAAAATTTATTAATGCTTCATGGGCATGGCTCACTAAGAGGAAAGCTCGACACATCCGTAAATCAAATCGCTGGAAGATACTCCTTAAAAGGAATAAAGATAGACTATGTAATATTTGGTCATGTTCACAGCGCAAGAGTAGGAGATAACTTTGGAAGAAGTTCTTCAATGGTCGGAGCTAATGATTATTCAGAGAAGGCATTAAATCTTAATGGTAGAGCTAGCCAGAATTGTTATATCTTTTACAATAATGGTAATAGAGACGGAATTAAGGTAGATTTGCAAAATACAGATGACACAGGATATGATATAGATAAATCTTTGGAGGCATATAATGCAAAATCGTCAGAAAAAAGAATACAAAAGAAAACGATATTTGAAGTTGTCGTCTGATTATTGGACTTCAACAATGACACCTAAAATAAGGTTTTATAAAAACAATGATAGATAAGAAGATTTCTGTAGGAACGCTTATTACTATAGCAACGATTGGTGGAACTATTATCTTTACTCAAGGGGCTACATCTCATAGGATAGAGTCGGTTGAGGAAGAAGCTCTTGAAAATACTCAATCAATCAAATCTGTAGTAAAAGAAGTGAATCAAAATAAAATAGACATAGGTAAAATAGAAGCCAAGATAGATGAAGGCTTTAAGAGAATAGAAACTCTATTTATTGAGAATTAATGGACTTATTTGCTATATTAGATCAATATGGAATACCAATAACAGTAGCAGTCGCTTTTGGATATTTTATTTGGAAACAAAATAGCTTTATACAATATACATTAATGGAAGAACTCGAAGAGTCGTTTAATCGATTGGAGGGGATTATAGTTAAACTTATAGACCAGTCCAAGCTTACACAATTAGAACAAAAAGAAATAAAAGCTAGTTATCACGCAATAGTTGAAATATTAAGTTCTTTGAGTGGTAATGGTTTAAAAGAGAAGTTTGTTAAAAACAGAAAAAAAGATTATTAAAAGGAGATAATATGTTAGACACATTATTAGGAGCAGTAACAAGCAATCCAGCAGTAATTGTAGGTGGGGGAGCATCAGCAGTAGTATTATGGGTTTTAAAGAAAGTTCCAAATGAGCATATTTGTGGAGTGATAGAGACAGCATTTGAAAGTTTAGGGAAAGTAATGACATTGGGATTAGGTAAGTGGAGCGTAACTAAAAAAGTTTGGAATAGCACGATAGAACCTTGGTTTGTAGACTTGGTTGATAATGTCTTTGGCTCAATGGTTAGAGGCTTTATAAAAGGATTGAGGAGTGATAATTAATTGGATAAAGAAAAGGTTATTTCCTTTGATTCAAATGGAGGATTGGGTAATTAATATTTTTACAAGAATAGATAAGCTTGAAAAAGAAACCCATTCGCCTTTATTTGATAAGAACCAATTAAATAAAATACATAAAAGGTTAGAGGATTTAGAGACAGTTTCATTTGTTAAAAAGTTTGGGGACAAGATGAAGCATTATGAGGGTACTGATTAGTGGGGTATAATAGCGATACAAAGAGCAATGCGAGAAAGCATAATCCTAACAAAAGCTTAAGATTAGATAATGATCTCGCCTCTGATAGAAAGCCAGTAAAGATAGGTGATAAAACTACAGGCTTATTGTTAGCAGATAATGAAGTATTTGTAGAGAATGAGCCAACAGAAGAAAAGCATATAGCTACAAAGAAGTATGTTGATGACAGTATTCCCTCAACGATAGTATCAAGGTGGTCGGTTGTGGTTGGTGGGTATAAAACCAATAACAATAGCACTACAAATTATTATACTCAATCATATCCCAACTTTTATTCGTGGGCTACATCGGATTCAAGTCCAACTTCAGTATCGACATCAATATTAGATGGCTCGGCTGTTTATGTAGCACCTGCTGATGGTCGTTTAACAAAAATCAGAAGTATGATGAGAACAACAGACACAGGTGCAACAGATCCTTTAAAGTTTTATGTATATAAATGCACTCTCGCAGACCTTAATTCACATTCATCAGGCTCACTTACTTTAATAGGAACGAGTGATACAATAGAGCCTCATTCTTCAGGGAAATTAGATGTTACGACAACAACAATATCATCAAGTAATTCATTTAGTGAAAATGATTTATTATTCGCTTTCTTGAAAAAAGATTCAACATCAGGTAATCAAGACCAATGGTTTACTTTAAATTTAAGTGGAGAATTAGATGAATAGAATAGATAAGACATCTGAAGAAATAGAGAGTATTGTGAAAGATGGGAATGATATACCTACAGCAGTAATATTTGGAATTGTTATAGATAAACTTAACGAAATAATAGATTGGATTAATACACAATGAGCTTAACAGGAAAAACATTAGCAAATACATATAAAGACTTATTACAAGTAGATAATTCTAATAATGGTGTAGATACTACTGTAAGGCAAGTAAAAGATGGAGAAGGAACAATATCTGCATTAAAAATATCTGATGACCAAGTTCATATCACGCCACAAAATGATGATACCACACGAGCATTTAGAGTAAATACAGTTGGCGAAACAGAAGTCTTATCAGTAGATACTACAAATCAATTAGTTGTAGCATCAGGGAATAATGTTAATACTCAATATGCTTATTTTGGAAACGGAATAGGTTTAACTTCAGTAAATGCTGCTGGTTATCATTATCCATTGTATTTTGGAGGTGCATTTAATGGTGGAATGGCTGGTCTTGGCGACCAAGAAAACCATTTCGGAAATGCAACTGATCCAGCTACAAGCTTTACTACAGCAATAGCAACGGATCAATATGCAAGTAATTTACTTTACTATATGTGGTATGTTCCTGATGCGATGAGTATAGATGCAGTATCCTCTATTGAAGCAGCAGATGCAGCAACAGGAGATACAACACGATTTCATCTTATGAGCTACACATTTAATTCAGGCTCTACAAGTTGCTTAACAAGTGGAACATTGGTCGCACATAATAGTGACACCACTAATGCAGGAGGGGAACAAGTTTATTTAAGCAACTGGACTGTTGATAGTGCAGCAATATCAGCAGGGAAAGTTTTAATATGCACATTTGAATCAGATAGTATTAATTCAGATTATGCTTACACAGTAACAGTAAAATATCATTTAACTTAGGAGTAAAATTATGGGAACAGGAGCAGGTGGAGCTTCCTCATATGGAGGAACAGGAGCAGGAATTGAAGGAATTAGGGGTAGTGGAAAGGCAAAATTAACTAAACCAATAGACAAGAAAACAAAATCGGTTACATATAGCACAGATACACCTGACTTATTATTAGATTTAAATTCAGCAGGGACTGCGAATGTATCAAAAACTTCACCCATTCAAGCAGTTAAAGTAAAGAATGAAGGGGATGTTTCTGCGATTGCTATATTTGCTTTTAGTAAATATGAAGATGAAACAACTTTACATGGAGTAGAATATGTCCAGTATTTATTAAATCCAAATGATGAAATTCTACTTCCGACTACAAGAGCAATAATACACGATACATATGCTGAATGGGATGGAACTGCTGTAACTGCAACAGCTCCTAATTCAAATGAGTATGTAGATAGTACAGCAAATATGGATAATGCAACTGCAAGTGGCACAGTAGGTAGTAATTCCTCTACCACATTGTATTTAGAGCCATACTCAGATGAAGATGATTGCACTGCTAATCTATTCCAAGTAGGAGATTTAATTAGAGCTACTAATGAGATTATGGAAGTAACTGCTATTGGAAATAAAACAGATTTAGCAAATAATTATATAACTGTTCGTAGAGGAGTTCATGGCTCTACTGCTGCAAGTGATCACTCAGATGGTGATGCGATATTATTACCATTTTTTAATGCTTACCACGATTTTGATAAGTATTCAGTAGCTCAAAGTGATTCTCTAGGTAGGTTTAAAGCTAATAACTTCTTTGGATATGGAAGGTCAGCTTCAGGTCAAGCAGGTCTAACGGGAGGAAGTATCGCTATCCAATTCTATGAAGCAGGATATGCGAAAGCAGGATTATCAGACATAACATCTAACACAGAGAGTGGTTTAACAGCTTCTACTGCATACGAGTTTGATATTACTGTAGATGGTGGAACAACATTTGACAATCTATCATTTACAGTTGATTCAAGTAATACTAAATTTGGTGGCTCTACTGGAATCATCGCAAAGATACAAGATGCACTTGATACTCAGTATTACACAGCAGGAAACTTATTTGAAAAGAAAGTTACGGTAACATTAGAGGATGGAGACATAGTGTTTAGAAGTGGCTCTTATCTATCTACATCTGCAATAGCGATTGGAGCTGGTAGTAGTGGAACAGCAGAATTTCTAGGTACTGGTAGAATCCCATCAGCATTTACATCTTATGATGCTCAATTAGAAGCAGACTTAGTATATGATCCAGTTACAAATGGCTCATCATATAAAAATATATTCATTCGTGATGATGGGTATGGAAATCTTATATGGAAAAATGATAAAATAGTAGGAGAAATTAATTATGAGAGTGGAGCGATAGATTGGACTATAAGTGAACGACCTAATGCAGAATTTGTAGTAAGTGTATTACATACAAGTCCATTTAGTGGTAAACTTGATCCAACTGGAGCAGGAAGAACAAACTCATTAAGACAAGTTCTAGGTAACACCCCACAACAGAAATGTGAAGCTAAATTAACAGTAACAACTTATTAGGAGGAGATATGCCTTACGGTAAAGGAACATACGGAAAGAAGAGAGGTAGACCTAAAAAGTCTAAAAAAAAGATGAAAAGAAAATCTATTAAGAGGAGATAAATATGGCATCAGCCCCAATATATTGTACGCATAAAGAATTAAAAAGAGTATTTCCTCAACTAGATGAGTTTGACCAAAAAGTTCCTATATATGGTTGGGTGGAAGTTACAAGTAATAAATATGCTGCCCATAATAGTGGTTCGGTAACTCAGCTATTTGTAGATGGAGAATCTTTAGGATCAGCACAATCTGCTCACACTGACTTAAATGTTGAAGGAGAATGGTTTTATAATTCTACTGATGATGTGCTTTACTATTATTCTGCTAGCACGCCTGTAGATAAACTAATGGAGGCAGGAGAACTTTTTACTGCAATGGTAACTCAATTTAGAACAGATGCAAGCAGATACTTAGATTCTAGGCTAGACCCAAAGCTTCCTAAAAATATGTGGAAGAATGAAGCAGGTGAGTTTGATTATATGATAGTCAGAACAACAGCTTTATATGCTGCTGGGTTTATGGCAAGAACTAAAGACCCAACATCAGATATGGCTGCTGCAATAATATTAGAAGCAGATAATAATGTACAGCTATTAAATGAGGGTAGAGCTGCATTAGGGTTTCAAAATACTGGAGATGCTTCAAAGGGAATTATTAGAGATATTACTTACACAGCAGGGAAACTAAGACCAGTTGATCTTAAAGGAAGAGCTGGTGGGGTAGATTATGATAGGATAAAAATACAAATCATTGCTGGTGGAAATGGATTCGGAACAGATACTTATTCTGTATGGACAAAAGATTCAGACCAATTAAAAAACAATCAAGTTGTAACTGCTGAAAAGATAACTGGTGACTACCAAAAACTCGCTTATGGATTAGAGATTAGGTTTGGTGGCAATGATGAGAGTGACACAGCTCAAGCTAATGACGAATGGGAAGTTGAAGTTAGGGGCTATAATGAAGAAGTTG